AATTAGTTTAAGATTAGTACAAGATTATGAAAATGAAAACAACGATTATTCATTACATAGAATTATCAAACTAGAAAATGGAAATACATATATGCAACTTAAAGCATATAGAAAAGAAAAGAAAAACAATGCTAAATGGCAAGAAATAGATATTAGAGTTTTTAACAATGCAAATGGTACTGATTATAAAAAGTTTTATGAACTACCATACGAAGTTATTGTTAATATAGATATAGGTCAAGACTTCTTTAAAGATAGTACAAAGTTATTATATGAAGAAGTTGAAATCTATAATACATTATGTGAAGAAGTAGAAAAAACTAAAACAAGAATTGCTACTTCACAACATTATCAAAGTGGTGATATTTATACTAAATGGCAACCTAGCCAAAATATGTATAATGTAAGAAGTATTGAAGTAAATGGTATGCAAGACTATTATACAATTCTTCCAGGAGATGGAGAGCATACAATATTTGAGTTCTTACAAGGTAATTTAAGAGTAAACGATTATGTAAATGCATTTAAGTTTTTAGATTATCAAATTATACAAATGGCTAATTTAAGTCCTGCTAGTTTTGGTTATGAAAAAGACGCATACCAAAATACAACAAGTGTAGACTTATCAATGTCATTAAGTGAAATGACAATAGAGGCTATTAAGAAGCAATTAGAGCCACAAATAAATAGGTTGTTAGAGAATATCATTAAATTACAAGAATTACTTAATATAAGCGATGAAAATGCTATTCCAAAAGATATTAAATGGGACTATGGAGATAATGAAAAACTAGATGATGATAAAATTATAAGAACTTTATCAAGTGTAGAAAGAGTTATGAGTGTACCTTATTCAGTAAGAACAAGACTTATGACACCTATACTTAATAAATTATTAAGAGATAATGATAAAGTTAGTGAAGAAGAAATTATCAAAGAAAATGAAAAAGAAAGAGATTTTATTAAAGTAGACTATGGAGAAATCTAACGAACAATTCATTGGAGATAGTGTTTATTTAGTAAATAGTAAATACAATGAATTAGAAAGTAGAACTAAAACTTTATATTTTACTTATTTAGATAAAAATAAAAGTCCAGAGCAATTTCAAAGACAAGTTGAAAGATTATGGAAAGACTTGGATCATGAGTTTATGGATAAGCAAATAAGTAAATTAAAAGAATTAGTACATAACAATAATGTAGAATTAGGTATAGAAGTTAAGGCATTAGATAAAGGAAAAGAAAGTTATCATACAGTAGGAGATATTGTAGTAGATGATTATTTTAGTCTAACACCTGAAAAAGATTTTAGAAAAATAGAAAATAGATATATAGAAAGAGTAGTAAAAAGTTATACTCGTTCTTATAAATCTATACAAGGCAAAGATAAAGATACCTATATACAAAATAAACTAGATGTTTACGATGAAGAAGTTAATCAAGTAGTTGCTTACTATAAACAAGATACAAATAGTATAGCAAGATATGTTGATGTAGCCACTTATTTATCAATGTTGCATAATGTTGATTTAACAAGAAGTGGTTGGAATACAACATTAGGGGACGCAGATAGATTAAATATGAACTTATTTATAATACCTTATCACCCTTTTAGCTGTGAATATTGTCAATTATATCAAAATAGAATATTAACAAGATATGAAGTAGAAGAAATATTAGGAACAGAAGCACACGAACAAGTTGGAGATGTTTTACACCCTAACTGCAAATGCACTTTATCATTATTCTGGGACAATAGCCAAATAGAGAAAGTTCCTTATAGTAGAGAAGAACAAGTAGATTTCTATGATATAAGACAAAAAGTAAATAATTATAGTTTAAAAATAGATAGATGGATAACTGATAGATCCATTATTAAAAGATATGGAACACAAAAGCAGTTAGATAAAATAAATAGAAAAATAAAAAATGCAAATGATAAAATACAAGAATTAGTAAATACGCTACCTACAAAAGATTTAAAAAGACAAGTAGAAGCGATTTATAGATAGACCAGTGCTTGAATGTCTTAAAACTTTAAGTGTATATGCACTTCTAAAATATGCTAGCAAATAGGAGGAAGTTAAAACATGGATATTACAAAATATCTAAAAAACAAGGATATTCAAGTGTCCGCTGAAGATTTTGATTTAGAAAAACTTGAAAAAGATATTAGAAAAGGTTATGTATTAAGTGAAGAAGTAGAAAAAGCAAGACAAGATGCACTTAAAGAAAGCACTGCAACTTATACTGAATTAGAAGATAAGTTTAATAAACTTGAAAAGTCTTACAATGATATAGAAGCACGAAATACAGAACTAACAAGTCTTAACAAAGTAGCAAACTTAAAAACTGAAATGGTAAGTCAAGGTTTCAAAAAGGAAGATTTAGACGAAGTTATCAAATTAAGAAATAGTATTTATCAAGATGAAGAAGATGATAGTAAGGCTATTTCGCAAATTAAAGAGAGATATGGAGCGACATTCTTTCCTAAAACTGAAACAGTAGAAGAAAAGAAAATTGAAATACCAGAAGAAAGTAAGTTCGCACAACCTGTTAAGAAAGCAGTAGACCTAGATGTTGGAAGAAAAACTAACATTAGGGACATAGTAATTAAATAATAAAAGGAGTGAAAAAACAATATGTACGAAGAAATCAATTTAGATTTACAAGCATTCGCAAAAAGAGTGTATGAAAATTATTTATATCAATCATCATTTTATAATTTCTTAAATATGAATTATATTGGAGAATTAAGACAAACAGGTGCTCCTGTAATTGAAATTTCAAAACAAGACGCAGTTTCAGCACATGTTAGACAAACAAAGGAAATTCAAAGTAGATTAGACCCTACTTTAACTACTTATTCTCATACAATGGTAGATTTAACTGAACTTAATTTAGACTATTCTATTAGAGTTCCTTTAATGGTAGTAGGTAGTGATATTACTAACGCTATTCAAGAAGCAGCAGATAATCAAGATGCAGCAAACGCAGAAGCAATCGATGAATATGGTTATGGTAAATTAGCAGCAAATACTGCTATCGTTGAATACGAATGGGATCCAACTACAAAAGAAGAATATATTGACAAATTAAATGAATTAAAGGCTATCTTATTCAACAAGAAAGTTATTGGAGAATATAGATTAGGTTTAGGTGCTATTGAATATGGTAAATTAGTATCAGCACTTACAACTATCTTAAAATTCGAAACACCTGAAGGTGTTAGAGGTGTCACTATGGGAGAAGTTGCTTCTGTATATGGCATTGGTTATGTATTTGAAATTAACGATAATGTATTAAAGGGAGTTAAAGGATACTTCTTCAACCCTAGAGCAGTTGTTGGAGATACATTCATGTCAGCATTCGTTCAACATACTTCACCACAAGGATACCCTGGATACTATGTACTTGAAGGTACTCAATCATTCGGTGCAGAAGTTGTTAAACCTGAAGGAATTATTAGATTAGTAGAAGAAGTATCAGCATAATAGAAAGTAGGTGCTAAAACCTATGGAATATTTTACTGATGTAGAGTTTAAAAAAAAATATAATATTCAATTAGATAATAGTAATAAATGGCTTATAGGTGCTGCTAGTGAAATGATATATAGTCAAGTTGGTGAAATGTTTAGACAAGACTGGAATGACACAACAGTACCTAGCGCCATTAAAAATGCTAGTATGGAACAATGTAGATTTATGTTAGAGTATGAAATACCATTTTTAGATAATCGTGGATCCATTGAAGCAGGTGCTATGAAAAGTGATTTAAAAACTGATTATAGTACACTTGCATTAAGAATGCTAGCGAATAAAGGATACTTATATCGTGGAAACCCTATTCATAATAACATGGGAGTTAATATACCTTTTTAATGTATAATGTAAATGGTAAGGTTGCAACATTAGTTCAATTTAATCGTACTAACGATGATGAGAACATATATGATGACCAAGATACAAAAGAATTAGATATAGTTGTATGCCCTTATAATGTAGACCAAGCAGTTCGTTTTGGTATTTATACAATACCAGAAGCAACAGGTTATTTTATAATCAAAAGCAAAGTCGATGTTAGAGAAGGCGACCAACTTATATTTAATAATGAAAAGTACACTATATTAAAGGTACAAGATAATTGGATATGGAATAAAATAGCGAATATAAGTATAGCAGTTAAATAATGAGTAAAAATGGTTATGAAGTTAAAGTTGAAATTGTAAAAGATATACCTACAAAAGAAATCAATAAGTATATGGATCAAGTTGTTTTTGGAATAGCAAGAGCAACATTAGATTTTACAAATACAGGTCATCACTTTCCATATTTAACAGGTGCTTTAAATAGAGCAAGTATGAGTGAAGGTGTAGTACAAGAAGGTTTTGCTACTTATCATTTAGGAGCAAGAGGTGTAGAATATGCACCAAAAGTTTGGAATTATGAAAATGTAAATTGGACTAATAAAGCAACTTTTCCTAAATGGTATTTAACAGAGTTTCAAAAAGATAAAAATGTAATAGTACAAAGTGCTATTAAAAATGTTTTAGGAGGTTTGAAGTAATATGAACGAACAAGATAAAAAGAATAAAAATAAAGTTCTTATAAAGTTTATCAAGTCAGTTATTAAAGATTATAAAGTTAAGGCTGAATATTCTACTAACGATAATGATAAAAATGTTATAGTAGTACAACAAACATCAGGAAACAAAGTAGTCTTTTTTCAATGTGATAACCCTTTATTCAATTACTTTAATATTTATGTATATGGTGATAGTATAGAAAGTGAATATCAAACAGCAATGCAACTTGGTGATTTAGTAGGGCAACATATAATAATAGACTTTAACGAAAATGAAAAATGGCAAATAATATTCAAGCAGTATTTAAACCCTAGAACTATTGAATATTATGATATACGAAGAGTTGCTTACGCAATGACTTTTCAATGTATAGTAAATAGAATACAATAAGGAGGAAATATGGACTATAATTATTTTATATCAAATAGACAACTAATTACTGATTTAGCAATAAATACAGGTACAAGTGAAAATCCAACTTTTACACCTATCTGTACTACAAGCGAAGTTAATATTTCTACTGAATTAGAAAGCAAAGATTTTTATGTTTATTGCGATGCATTACAAAGAAAACTAATTACAGGTGCAGCAGTAATGTTATCAGGAACATTAAAATTAGATGTTAATAATGAAGGAGATTTAGCAATATTAGATACAGTTCATACTTTAATTGCAGATGGAGAAATATCTCAATTTAATGGTATTGGTATTCAATTCAACTTATTAACAGGTGTTAATAATGGTGTATTAGAATATACTAAATATCAAGCAACTGTATCATTAAGTGTTAGCGACCTAGGTGGAGCAGCAGAAGATGAGAGCGAATTCTCATTCGAAATGACTTTAATAGGTACAGCAACAGTAGTTGCATCAGCATAAAGACCTTAAAGGTGGGTGGGTTAAACTACTCACCTTTTAATCTTTATATAAAATATAATAGAAAGGAAATGATTATATGAATGGAGCAGAGGTTTTAACTCGATTTACTGCTGATACAAGTGGAGTTGATAAGGCTACTAAAAATACAAGTGCAAGTTTAGGTAAATTAGCAACTGCTTTTACAATAGGAAATGTAGCAGCAGGGGCTATCAATAAAACAATGCAAATATTTAATCAAAACCTAGATGGTGCTATTTCAAGATACGATACAATGAATAACTTTCCAAAAGTTATGAAAAACCTAGGTATTGGTGCAGATGAAGCAAACGAAGTTATAAGCGATATGGCAGATAAACTTACAGGTCTACCTACTTCATTAGACGCAGGTGCAAGAGCAGTACAAAGATTTACTGCTGCAAATGGAGATATTAAACAAAGTGAAAAAATATTCCTAGCAGTTAATAATGCAATATTAGCAGGTGGTGCTAGTGCAGATATACAAGCAAGTGCATTAGAACAAATGGCACAAGCATATTCAAAAGGCAAACCTGATATGATGGAGTGGAGAACTTTAATGACTGCTATGCCAGCACAAATTAAACAAGTAGCAAGTGCTATGGGAATGACAGCAGACCAATTAGGTAGTGGTTTAAGAGATGGATCCATTAGTATGGATAGTTTTATGAATACTATTATAAAACTTAACGAAACAGGTGTAGGAGAGTTTGCAAGTTTTGAAGAACAAGCAAGAGGTTCAACAAGTGGTATAAGTACAAGTATTAAAAATATGAAAACTGCAACAGTTCGTGGTATTACTACTATGATAGGTAAAGTTAATCAAGCATTAGAGCCTTTTGGTGGACTATCAGGAGTTATTAGTAAAATTGGAGAAATAGCAGAAAACATATTTAGTGGACTTGGTGATGGTTTAGGTCAAATAATGCCAATATTAGTTAATTTAATTCAATCAATAGCACCTAGTATTACAAGTTTTATGCAACAAATGGGTAGTTTATTCCAACAATTTATTCCACAAATTTTACAAGTAGCACAAATGATACTACCTGCAATAGTGAGTTTAGTAAATAAATTATTGCCTTATATGATGCAAGTAGCACAAACAATAATGCCTGTTATGATAGATTTAATAAATACATTATTGCCACCAATAATAAGCATAGTAGAAAAGATATTGCCTTTATTATTAAGTTTATTACAACCTGTATTAAGTTTATTGCAACCTATATTAGATATGTTAAAGCCTATTATTGATGTCTTAATGGCAATAATAAACCCTTTACTTGATATATTAAATATGATACTTCCACCGCTAATTGACCTTATTGCAAATAATTTGTTAATAGTGGTAGAACATATTACAAAAGCATTTGAGTTTTGGGGTAAAGTAATTAGTACTGTCTTAACAGTAGCATTTGATAATTTAAAACCTGTTATAGAAAACTTTAAAGGAATGCTAGAAGGTATTACTAAATTCATTAAAGGTGTATTTAGTGGAGATTGGAAAAGGGCATGGGAAGGTGTTAAACAAATATTTACTAATATTGTAAGTGGTTTAGGAAATATATTCAAAGCACCATTAAACTTTATTATAGATGGTATAAACAAATTCATAAATGGTCTTAATAAAATACAAATACCTGACTGGGTTCCAGGCGTAGGTGGAAAAGGTTTGAATATACCTAAAATACCAAAATTAGCAACAGGTACTAATTATGTTCCTGAAGATACATTAGCAATGATACATAAAGGAGAAGCAGTAGTACCTAAAAAGTTTAACCCTTATGCAAATGGTTTAGATAATTCTACTATTGGAAATATGCAAGCAAGTAAACAAAATATAATTGTTAATGTAGAAGCAAACTTCGAAACTGATCCATTAGGACAAGTAGTTAGAAATATTAAAACATTTAGTGGTGGTGCTAAAAACGATTATAACTATGGTATGGGAGGAAGTAGATTAGCATGATAAAGATATTTATAAATAATGAAGAAGTATTATGCGATAAGAATATTGATATAAATGAAGAAATGCTTGCTACTTCTTCTACAATATTAAAAAATTGCTACCCTAAAAGTTGGGAAAATGACAAAGACTATGTAAGTAGATTTTACTTTCCTAAAGATTATTCAAAATGTTTAATATTTAATGACAATGAATTAATATTTTGTGGTGTAGTTAAAAATACAGGAGATATAAGTCTTAATCCAAGAGAGCCACATTATTGTGATTTACAAGTATTAGATTTTAAAACATTTTTATCAGAAGGAGAAACATTAGATTTTGTTATAAGTAATAAGACAATAATAGAAGCTATTGAAATGGTAGTAGGAGCAGTAAGTCAATATGGTTTTGTAGTAGGTAATATAAAAAGCACAAAAATATATGATAATATAGGAGCATATTCAACATTAAATAAAACTGCTTATGATGTATTACAATATTTAGCAAATATAACAATGTGTAGATGGTTTACTCGTATGGTAGATGAAAACACAGTTGCAATTGATTTTTATGATAGTGATTTAATGGTAGAACAAGATGATATTGAATATACACAAGAATATTTTGAAGAAAATAATATTCAAGATATAACATATAGTTATTCTACAAATGATTATAGAAATAAACAAATAATGCTATCTAATGAAGTATATGGAAATATCGATTATAATGAGACATTTATAGCAAATGGTTATAATAATACATTTAATACAACAAATAAAATAGCAGTATTAAAAAATGTATTTGTAAATAATGTAGCCGCAAGTATAGCGACAATAGAAGATAAAGAAATTGGTATTGTAGCAGATTTTTATTATTCTGTAGGAACAAATGTTATTGAAAGTGAAGATATATATACTGCAGGTACTAATATTGAAGTACAATATACACCAATAGTAAAAGGTAGACAAATAATAACAAATAATATAGAAGTAAATAGAATTGGTAATCAAACAGGAAGAAAAGGTGTTATTTCAAGATATGAATTAAGAAATGATGCTTTATCAAGTGAAGAATTAAATAATATAGGACAATCATATATAAAATATAAAGGTAAGCCAGAGATAATATTAAAAGTATCAACATATAATAATGATTTATATAGTATAGGTAATTTAGTGTATTTTAATGCACCATTAGATGATCTAAAAAGACAATATATGGTTAAAAAGAAAACAACACATATAATAGCAAGTACAGGTACTATATTTTATACATATGAATTAAGTAGTTCATATAATAGTGAAAGTAGTATAAATTATTTTGATAATCAAAGAGCAAAAGCAAGTGGAAATATAAAATCAGGCGAATTTATAACAAGAAATATAGATATAGAAAATAGTGCAACAATTATATTTAATAATGTAAGTATAATTGAAGTAGAAACTGGTAATATATTAAATGCTGGTTTAAATGCACCATTAAATAATTAGGAGGAATAATATGACAAATGAAATGAAAGAAAATATAATAAAATATTTAACAGGTAATATAGAAGAAGAAACACCTAGTAGTTCATTAGAATATGAAACTCCTAATACTATTACTACTAATTTAGAGACTACTTTAAATAATGAATTTTTAAATGGTTATAATATAACAGATATAATAGAAAGTAGAAGTATAAATGGTAATACATTAAATTATAATGTTATGTATGGTTATTATAAAAACAATTCAAATAAACAAAGAGGTTTTATATTAATAATAGATGAAAAAGGAAATTTAGTTCAATTAATAAAAACATATTCGAGTGGTGCTGAAATTGGAAGGATCTATTCAATGAAAGTAGATGAAGAAGGTTATTTTTATATGGTTGAATTAAATCCTACAAATAATAAACGAAGATTTGTAATGTTAAATAACATAGTATTAAGATTAAGAAATACTGATGAATTTAAAGTACATATAAGAAAAAGTTATCAAGTACCTGATACAAGTAAATTAAGTGGCGAGTTAGTAATGGACATAACAAAAGCAATAGGACAAGCAAAATATCTTATTGCTGGTTTAATTAATTATCCAAGCGAAAATGAATATACATTATGTACTACTGAATTAGTTGTTAATGTTGGTTCAGAAAATGTGTGGACTGATTATATAGGTACTAATTGGGTAAATCCTGAAAATCAAGATACATCATCATTTGCTAATTTAGCAATTTATGGAATATGGACTGATGATAGTGTAGATTTTGTAATAATAACACATCCATTACAATACCCTGAATATATAGTTAAATATTATAAAGACAATGATATAATGTCATATACAAATATAGAAGCAACAATAAGAGTATTTAGTGGTGCAGGTTTAAGATGGGAAATCAATTATAGTATAATAAATATGAATTTGGCTTATTTAAGTGAAAGTATGCACGAAGTAGATTGGGGTGCAGAAGAAAAACATAGATTATATACAATTGATTTAGAAAATAACGAAATAAATGTATTATATGAACAAGATGGTTATTATGATACAAATAATCCTAAAATAAAATATAGTGCTTTTCAATGTTCAATAATAGATGGCGAATTAGTATTTTCAAATAAATATTGTGATAATAATGGTAAATGTCATATTGAAATAGGAAGATTAAGAAATGATGATTATATACCTAGTGGAACATATGGCAATATATCTACTTATGAAATAGCAAAAATAGATTATAGCACACCAGTATCAGTTGGAATCACATTTGTAAATAAACAATTTAATTTATATAACTATAATATTTTATTAGGAGATACAAATTATAATGGTGTAGAAGTATATAATCAAAATAATTATAATGGAATACCATTTGAAGATAATAAATGTTTATTGCCTAATAGTAGTAAATTATATGATGAAAATAATAATGTAGTATTTGCAAGAAATCTATATAATAAAACATTAAATGGTGGAACTACTGTATCAACATTAGAAGTACCAAATATGTACTTAAATGATATAACAAAT